TCCCGGTCGTTCCCTGTGTCCCGACCGCGCCTTGCGTGCCCTGCGTGCCAGTTGTGCCTTGAGCCCCGGCGGTGCCAGTAGTGCCCTGGGTCCCGGCCGCGCCTTGAGTACCTACAGCGCCCTGAGTACCCGTCGTCCCCTGAGCGCCTGCCGTGCCCGTGGTTCCCTGCGTGCCAACAACGCCCTGGGTTCCCTGGGTCCCCGTAGTGCCTTGGGTTCCGGCAGCCCCCTGGGTCCCCGTCGTGCCTTGGGTCCCCTGGGTACCGGTGGTGCCTTGCGTTCCGGCTACGCCCTGGGTGCCCGTCGTGCCTTGCGTTCCGACAGCGCCCTGGGTTCCAGCAGCGCCTTGCGTACCCGTCGTGCCCCATCCACCTTGGGTACCCGTTGTTCCCTGAGCGCCGGCGGTGCCTTGAGTCCCGGCTGTCCCCTGGGTGCCAGTTGTGCCTTGGGTACCGGTTGCGCCCTGGGTACCAACTCCGCCTTGCGTTCCTACGGCACCTTGTGTCCCGGTAGTCCCCTGTACCCCGGCCGTTCCGGCGGCCCCTTGAGTCCCCGTAGTCCCTTGCGGACCGGCTGTACCCGTCGTGCCTTGCGTTCCTGCGACACCCTGAGTGCCTTGCGTGCCGGTTGTCCCCTGAGTCCCTTGCGCGCCTTGGGTCCCCGTGGTTCCCTGCGCCCCGCCCGTGCCGGTCGTCCCTTGCGTCCCGGCGGCCCCTTGGGTCCCGGTCGTTCCCTGGGTGCCAGCGGTTCCGGTGGTTCCTTGCGTCCCAAGTAAGCCCTGCGTTCCCTGTGTTCCGGTGGTCCCCTGCGTGCCGACCGCACCCTGGGTGCCGACCGCACCTTGAGTACCCGTGGCTCCCTGGGTTCCGGTGGTGCCCTGAGGGCCGGCGGTCCCGGTGGCGCCAGGGCCGAAGGCTACCCCACCGGCCCCGTCGGGATGGAGGAAGAGGCTCGTGTCGAGCTCGTCGGTGACGTGGCCATCCTTCCAGTCAGTGAAGTTGACCTCGTAGCCCGGAACGTCCGGGCCGCCGGGCACCTTCTTGTGCCGGATGGCGCTCACGACTCGGTCACCCGCACGATGCGACCCTCGGAGTCGCGCTCCACCGTCTTCGTGGTCGCCTTGGGCGCTTCGACCTTGACGATGGGCGCGGCAACGTGGACGACCGGCGCCTCCTGGCGCGGGACGTTCACGACGGGAGGTGCGACGTTGACGACAGCCGGCGGTGGCGGTGCGACGTTGACGACGATCGGCCGCTCCACCGTCGCCTTGACCAGCGCAACCACGGATGCCATGTCGCGTCCGTGCTGCTCGGCCTGCTCGGCTGCCATCTTCGCAATCCGATCCGCCTGCACCTGCTCCTCCTCCGCTTGGACCGCATAGGCGGCCGAGAGCGCCTTGGGGCCAAGCTCCGGGCGCTGCGCCTCCCGCGGGGCATCCCCGAAGAGCGCCCACACGTCCTCAACCGAGGCCGCTGTCTGAAGCCCCTTGGCGATCAACTCGCGATGCGGTTCGGGGATCGCCGCGGAGTCGAACGCCACCGCCGCGCTCTCGCCGCGCTTCAGCGCCCCGATCGCCTTCTGGCGCCACTTGCGGAGGTCTATACTCAGGTCAGTGGTCTGAAGGCCACCGCCGAATGAGGCCCCTTGCGGGCCAGTAGGCGAAAGAGCGCCCGCATCTAAGGGCGCGGCTCCCCGATAGCCAATGGCTGGGGAGCCATTGCCCTTCGTGACCCTTGACGCCGACTGCGCCTGCATCCGCCCGGTGACGAGCGGCTCGTACCTGTCTGGGACGTTCCGACCGACCATCGCGGGGACGGCATCCTTGCCGGCGTGCTGGACCCCGAGCGTGCGGTGGTAGCCGTCAGCCACGTCCAGCCCGTTCGGGTTCGGCGTGACGAACTCCACGAGCACGATGAAGTCAACGGACGCGCCGGCGCCCACGGAGTCCGCGATGGCGTTGACCTTGGCCTCGTTCCGGCCACCCGGACGGCGGGCCATGTTGATCTTGTCGAGCTTCACGCCCGGGTCGTACTCCCAGTCGATCGCCGGGTCGAGCACCCATGCCACGTCGGCCGCGGGATAGCTCCGCAGGAGGTAGCGGTGGACGACCTGCGCGAGATCGCCGGTGTACTCGACGCGCTTCCCGCCGAGTGCCTTGGCGAGCGGCGCCACCGTGTTGACGCCGGGCTCCGAGGTTGGGGTGGGCGGCGGCGTGGGCGTCTCCGGTGGCGGACCGCCAGCCGTGATCTGCGCCACGGGGACGACCATGCCCTGACCCGTGAGGATGATGGCTCCGAGGCCGGGCGGGTCCTGCTGGAGGACGTTCTCCGCGATCCAGTCCGAGGTCGTGGCACCCATCGACCAGTACTCGTGGAGCGTCTTGGCCTCATCAAGCTGGTCCTTGCGCTCCTCCAAGCTCGGGAAGAACAGGACGAGATCGGGCGTCCAGTACCTGGCGAGAATGCGGTTGTAGGCGCGCCGGACGTGGGCCGCGAGGCTGATCTGGCGTAGCCGCCCGGTGTCCTTCTGCTCCTCGGCGATGCCCTTGCCGCCGAGCCCCGCGCCGCCGGAGCTCCGAATGAAGCCGATCTCCATCGGGCTGACCGCGTAGGCGGCGCAGCCGACGTGGAGCAGGTACTCCTCCATGTCGCCCTTGGGCTCCGGCATCACCCGGTCGATCCCGGAGTTGGGACCGCCGGGGATCGGAATGATCCGGGAGCGCAGCGCATCGTTGCCGGCATAGAGCTGGTCGAGGACCGCCATGAACTCCTTGGCCTGCTCGATCGTCCACGTCTCGGGGATGCGCATGAACGCGGCCGGCAGCGTGCCCTCCGTGTACCACGCGAGGTCGAGACTCTGGCGCCGGAGAGCGCGGTTGATCGAGAGGATGATCCCCTCGGCGGGCGGGTGGCCGAACGGTCCCTTGCCGCGAAGCCAGCGCGGCTGGTAGACGATCTCGTCGGAGCCGTACCAGCCCCAAACCATGCCCTTGACCACCTGGGCGTAGCCAGGCGCCGCGCCGCAGACGGAACACGCCATCCCGATCCCCGCGCCGGCGGACTGGTAGCCCACCGTCTCGCCGTGGGTCCACTCGTGGACGTGGCGCGGGGTCCCCGGCGGGACCTGCGCGATGCGGCCCCAGAGATCAATGATCGGCTTGATCGTGGTCCCGTCCGGAACCTCCACCGCCGCCAGCCCGGAGCTCATGTTGGCGCGCAAGTACCACGTGGCGCAGTCGCCTTTGAACAGGTCGTCGAGGTAGCGTCCGAGCCAGCTCGGGTACGTGTTCTGCTGGTCCGGCGTCTCGAGGAAGCCCGTGGCGTCCGCGGTCTGGTCGCGCAGCTCGTCCTGCCGGCAGCGCGCTTGCTTCTGCGTCTGGCCCGGCACCGGCCGCGGGCGGATCATCGGCTCGAGCTTGAGGAACTCGTCCTTGCGCTTCTCTATCGCGATGCCGGCCACGTCCCACGTGTTAGCGAGGGCGTACAACGCGTCGAAGCTGTACTGCTCCCCGTAGCGCGGGCTGATCGTGAGGTTCTGGCCGGGGATGTAGTCCCACCAGCGCGGGTGGCCCTCCTCCTGGTGGGCCGGTCCCATCGGGATGCCGGGGCCGAGCGAGTTCGTGACGGAGAGCCCGTCGCCGAGCGCGCGGGCCAGCCCGGACAGGTCGCTCTGCGCCACGGCACCGGCGGGCAGGGAGCCCGTCGCGAGCGCGGAGTCAATCCCCGCCTTCGAAAGCGGTACCGGAAGCATGGAAGGCAGCGGGCGGCCGTCGGGACCGAGGATGACGCTCATCGCGCACCGCGCAGGAAGACGTCGGAGGCGCCAGCTTCGCGCCTGCCGACCGTCTCGGGCGAGTACCGATCCTGCTCCGGCCCCTCACTCGCACTCAGGGCCGGGAGGATGCGTTCGTTCATGCGGGAGGTCCCGTCAGGGAGCGTCCAGCGCGAAGTTCCGCCATAGAGCATCCAGAGCGATAAGCCTCCCGCTCCAGAATCTGGTGGACACGGGATGGGGTAACATCAAACAGGCCTGCGATCACCTTCTGTTGGTAACCAGCGCGCCACAGATAGATCATGGTGATGACGCGGGTGTTCGGAAGCTTCATGGCGCGGCCACCTCATGGGAACCGAGCAGGCGCCGGAAGGCGGCCACCGGGACGACCTCTGGCGAGCGCTCCGGGATAGGCCCGGCGATGCCTCGCAGGAGCCCGAGGATGGCCGGCTCCCTGACGATCTCGTGTGGCACGATCAGACGAGCCAGCGCAGTGATCGCGGCCGCCTGGCCGTCGATGCGTTCGGTGCTCTTCGCCTTCGATGGCTTGAGGTTGCCGGCCGCGTCCTGCTCGACCACGAGGTTGGCGGCCATCCACCGGAGCACTGGGTTCCCGCCGTGGCGCACCTTGCCGGCCACGATCCGGCCGAGCCATTCCTTCGTCGCGGCGCTGAGCGAGAAGTACCCCTGGCCGACTGGGACCATCGGGGCGCCGTCACCCATGAGCTGGGTGACGAGCTGCGTGGCATTCCAGCGGTCGTAGCCATGCTCGCGGACGCCGTACCGCTTGGCGAGGTCGCGGATCGCCCCGCGGATGACGTCGTAGTCGACGATGTTGCCCTCGGTCGCGGTGATGTAGCCCTGCTGCACCCACAGGGCGTAGGGCACGTGGTCACGGCGCGAACGGAGCGTCACACCCTCCGCCGGACACCAGAAGAAGGGCAGCACGTTGAGGTAGCCGTCCTCATCCTCGTGGAGTAGGACGTAGGCCGAGAGGTCCGTCGTCATGCTGAGGTCGAGCCCGGCGTAGCATTCCGCACCGGCCGAAACCTCGGGCTGTTCACCGCAGGCGTCCCACTTGCTCATCTCGATCGCGCCGACCGATGCCTCGGTCCAGACACAAAAGTTGAGGCGCTGCACGAGGGCAGCCTTGGGCGGCATGTCGCGCGCTTCCTGCACCTGCTCGCGTAGATACCGGCGGGTCACGGCCACGTCGAGCAGCGGGTTTGCCTTTGGCCACACGCGCTCGTCGGTGTAGTCGTCCCCTTCGTCGATCGCCGCGATGAAGGCAAACCACGAGTCGTTGGGAACGGTCCCTGAGAGGACCTGCCGGCTGTACTGGTGGTGCTGCCAGCAGATCGAGTGGCGATCGTAGCCACTGTTCGTGATCTCGAAGATGAGGGCGTCGGGGTCGCCCTTCGTGCCGGCCCGCATCTTCTCAACCACGAGCGCTGTCTCGTGCTCGTGGATCTCGTCGACGAGCGCCATGTGGACGCGCTTCTGGTCGAGCGAGCGAGCCTCGGAGCTGACCGGGCGCATGTATGAGTCGGTCCCCTTGGCGATGAGGTTGTGGGCACCGACCTCGATCAGTCCCTTTAGGGTGTCGGACGCCTCGACCATCCGCCGACCGTCGGCCCACAGGTACTGCGCCTGGTCGCGCGTAACGCCCGCGGTGTAGATCTCCGCTGCGGGCTTCCCGTCGGCGACAAGTCCGACGATCCCGATAGCCGCGGCGAGTGGCGTCTTGCCGTTGCCCTTGCCCATCTCGACATAGGCCGTGCGGAAGCGCCGCCCGTCGCCTTTCACGAACCAGCCGAAGAGCGAGCCGACGATGAACGCCTGACAGGGTTGGAGGATGAACGGCTCGCCGGTCGGCAGGCGCATCTCGCCGATCAGGTCGATGACGCGCTGCGCCTCCTCGCGGTGCCAGATGAGGCCGCGCTCGGCCCCGTGGGCGAGATCGTCGAGGTGGCGCTGACACGCCTGCCGCACGAGACCGCCAGCGACGATCTTGCGCGTCACCACGGCCTGCGCGTAGGCGCGGACGGGATCGGGCGTCATCTGGTACGCCTCTTCGGTGTCATGAGATCGGCCATGCGGGTGTCGTTCGGCTTCGGCGTGGCGTGGACGCGAGTCCGGTCGGACGGGTTGAGGCCGAACTTGCCGAGCCCGGTCATCGCGCGCTTCCACGCGGCGTCAGCCCGGCGCCACGCCATGTCGTCCCGGCGAGCGGCTTCGTACTCGGCGAGAGCACGACAGGTGAGGGCCAGCGAGATGAGGTCGGCGTCAGTCAGGACCCGCATCTTGACGGCCTGGGCAGCGAGGTTGTCCCACGCGGCGCGGGCCGGGCCAACGAGCGGCATGGCTGCCGGTGGCAGCGGGGCGGCGGACAGCGGGTCGAGCTGCGGCTCTTCGGCGTTGAGACGCTTCTTGTCATGCGCGGCCGAGCCGTTGAGGACCTTGAGGGCGGTCGGCTTGGGCGGGTTCATGCGGCTCCGCCCGTCGTCCAACTGGGCGGGTTCATGCGTCCGACCCCGTGGTGCTGAACTGCGGACGCGCGTGCGCTTATGGGCGTCACGGTCTACGATCCTGCGAAAAGGCATTCCGCGAGGGGTGGCCTACCAGCCGCGGCGCTGCCCGATTGCAGCGCGCGTGCTCGGGCGCCGTGCTCTGCCTATCATCACTGTGCCCAAGGTCCCACGGTTCGCCGGGCCAGATGAGACGACCGCATCTAGCGCAGGCAACGCCGCCCTCTTCGACGTCCTCAGTCCACGCCATCCGCTCTGCCCGATGCGCCCGCCCGTACCCACGCAGCGCAGCCGACAAGCCGCCTTGCTTGCGCGGTGAGGTGCGGACACAGGCGCAGCCACCGATCCGATAGCAGAGCGGGCATGGCGGAGCAGGACGCCAAGGCATCAGGACGGCACTGCCTCCAGTGGCCGCTTCGGCTGCATCTCAGCCTCTACCACCTGCGCAAGCCAATAGTCGCAGTCCTGGATAGCACCAAGGACAGCGTTGATCTGGCCCTCGAGGGCGACACGCTGAGCATCGAGGGCAGCGCGCCGTGCCTCGATGGCTTCTCGGGTCATGCGACCGTGCCCACCTGGATGTAGTACTGCGTGGCGTCGCCGGCGATCTTCACGGCGATCTTGTGGGTCTTCGTGAACGTGGTCGCCGACGTGGACAGGAAGCCCGCCACGTCCTCGAAGTTGAAGAGCTGCGGAAGCCGTCCGCCGTTGTAGATCGTCCAGACGCCATCGTTGGCCACGGTGCCGTTGTGGCTGATCCGCTGCATGTAGTCGCCAGCATCGGCCTTCGTGGTGGCATGGGTATCAAGCCAGCCGACCCACCGGCGCCCGACAGAGGCCGCCGTCGCATCGATGCGCCCATAGAGCGCGGTCACGATGTTCGTCGCGTCGGTCGTCTGTGCAAACGCGTTGGGCTGAGCGCAGGCATTGACAGCCTTGAGGTTCCCATAGTCGGCGTGATTGGCCGACGCCGAGGCGTCGTAGCATGTCGTGGTCCCGATCGAGGCGCCCCCATCACCCGAGGCCGTGGCAGCGCCACCGTACCGGGCTCGCATTCGCAGGGTAGCGAATTCGCCGGTCGCGCAGTCGTTCTCCAACAGGAGCTTGACACCGCATGCGCCCGCGCCAGAGAAGACCACCCACGTCGTGCCCGTGGTGACGAGATCGCCAGCGGTGCCGCCCGCCGGCGTGGTCGCCGAGAAGTCGAGCGGCGCCACCAGCGAAACGTTGGGATTGGTGATCGGGCTCGCAAGCGGAGCACCCGTCTGCTCGACGGCGCTCAGCGGGATGATCGTCGCCCCCGAGGTGTGAGCCGCCCGCGACGTGCCGTTCACGCCGCGATGGACCATGCCCCAGACGAGCGCCGAGGCACTGTCGACGTCTACCTGCTCGCCGTCGATCTGTGCCCGGAATGGGGCATGTTGCGTGGTCACGCCACTGACGTGAAAGACGCTGTCACCTGACGCTACATCGGCCGTGATTGTGATCGCCATGTCAAGACTCCTTGCCGTTCACGGCACCAGGTACGACGCAAAGAACGCCGCGATGCCGAGATAGAACAGGTTCACGTCGCCAGCTTTCACACCGAAGGCGGCGAGGATGACGAGGATGACCGCCACTAGGACGAGCACCCATTTCGCGGTGATGACCACGTATGGACTCCTTGCAGCCGCTGTCATGCGCCCGCCTTCTCCTGATCGTGCGCCACCAGCCGGAGGCAGGTCTCGCACGACTTCTCACCCAGGGGCAGGTCGGTCACCGTGCGGCTCAGTACATCTTCGATCGACCCCTCGGCCTTCCGACCGCACCGCGTCCCGTTGACCGCGACTACGGCATGCCATGACAGCAGAAGAACGTCGCGGATCTTGACCCAGAGCGTGTCAGGCATCACCAGTTCCTATGGACGTCGTTCGCGGCGCGGCTGAACGCCGTGCCCGTGGCAGCCACATTGGCGAGGATGCCGATGACCGCGAGTGCGAGCGCGTCCACCGCGGCGAACAAGGCGATGACCGAGGCGTCGAGAGGATGGTTCGTCGTGATGATGACGACTGCCCCTGCGACGTTGAGGACGGCGGCGATCAGGCCACCCCAAAGTGCTGTGCTGCGACCGGCGATCATGCGGTTCCTCCCGTGGGCACTTGGAGAGTCGGAAGCGCCTCCTCCGGCGGAGGAGTGCCCGTCTCGGCAAAGCTGTAGGCGCGCTTGGCGGCGGCGGCGACCGATGCCGCCAACCACCCGCCGACCGTCACAAGCCCGGGCTCCGCGTGGAAGCCGACCAGGACGGTTCCGGCGAGAGCCGCGGCATTGGCCACGGCTACACCGACCAGCTGATAGCCGAAGTAGCGACCCCCGCGCTTGAGTGCGCTTCGGTGGGCTGGGTTCATGTGACGCTCGTGCCCGGCGGCGAGACACCCACGGTCTTGCCGGCGTAGGCGCCCGATAGGACCTTGACCGTCGTGGCATGACTCTTGCCGTCTACCGTCGCGCGGAAAACGGGCTTGGCACACGGCGCGGAGGACGACCGGGCGAGCCAGATGGTTGTCGTCCAGCCCGGCAGGATGGCTCCGGGTGAGTCGAGTTGGTAGACCTTCACCGGTGCGCCATGCTGGACGTGCCAGTGGAAGAGCGCCGGCGAAGGGGGCGGCGGCTTGGGCTGGTCCGGAGCCTTCCAGATCTCGAAGACGTGGATGAGCTGGCGATAGGGCAGATAGCATTCGCCGTTCACGGCCCAGGCGCTACCCCACGAGTTGGAGAGCCGGAAGCCCTTGGAATCGTCCCAACCCCGGCAGCGGATCGCATGTCCCCCGATGGTGTAATCGGCCGCCGGCAGGACGCCGGCTACGTTCGGGCTAGACCATGAGTTCTGCCACTGGACACCGAACACGACCTCACCGAACGTCGCGATCGCGGCCTTGATGTCGGCCATCGTGATCGGGACGGCGTAGTACGCGGCGATCTTGTGCTGGGTCTCGGCGGCGGGGTCACCGACAACCGGATAGCCGACCTTCAGGAGTTGATCCATCGCGTTGCGGAGGATCGCGCCGTTCGAACCACCGCCGATGAGCGAGAAGAACCGTCCCTCATCAAAGTTCCACCAACGGGCAGGCGCCTGGTCGTCGTAGTCCTGGAAGTCCTTCATGCCCGCAGTCGAGTACGCGACGCATTCGGGTGTCAACCCTTGGTCCAGAATCGGCGGGACCGGGACCGAGGCAAAAGCCGCCGGCAGCGTGACAGGGAGATCGATCCCAAGGGCGGCGTACAGCGCGTCGATGGGGTAGTCCCTGTCGTCTGGCGGCGACGGGATCGCCCCGAGGCCGTGAAGGAGATCAGGCATTCAAGGAGCCTCCGTGCATACCGTCGCGGCAGAAGCCGCAGCGCAGACCGCGAACCCCAGCGGCGGTGAGCGCCGCGAACAGGCGGTTGGCGACATCCAGCCTGGTGGTCTGCTGCACGGTGGACAGGAGGCGACTGATTTTGGTGTGGTCAACGCCAGCCGCCTGCGCCAAGTGCCGTTGCGAGAGGCCCGACCGCTTCAGTCCGTCCCGCACCCAGTCCGCGAATGCGGGCATGGTCGTCGGCTCGGCGCATCGGCACGGACATGCGCAGATCTGCGCCGAGGGCGGGAACGGGCGGGGATAGTGGGCAGACTCCAGGATGTCAGCCGGATCATTGCCGTTCCTCCGCGCCCGCTCCCGTGCTGTGCGCAGCGCCTCACGCTCGCGGTATTCGGGAGCCCCTGCTCGCCAGGCGCGGTGGTAGGCCGCGCTGTAGCCGGGCTCGTGCCAGCGCCCGCCACGGGAGCCGGGGCCGACCGGGAGACGGTTCTCCATCGGGGCGAGGGTCATGTCGCCGGGTGCCCCGACACCGAGAGCAAGAACTGCGCCACAACAGCGATGGCGGCCAACAGCGAAGCGCCCAGCGCCCAGCGCGCGAGGATGATCGCCCCTTCGGTTTTGTCGCGGAACGAGTTCAACTTGTCGATCTCGAGGGCGTGGACGTCGATCCGCGAGGCGAGGCCGGTCCTGATCTCCGTTAGCCGATCATTCCGCTCCGCGTCGCGGGATTGCTCGCGCCTGAGGTGGTCCGCGACAACGGACTGCTCGCGCTTGATCTCGCTCACGTCCCGGCCAAGGAGCTTGACGTCAGATCGCAGCTCCAGGATCACATCTTTCGTGGTCATGACCGGGGCGGAACCGCGGATGTCGTCGCTCATCTCATCGCTCACCTCACGCGCCCGCTCTCCGGGAGTCCGTCACTCCCGGAGGCGAGCATCTGCGGGTGCTCAGTCATCGGAAGGAATGCCGGGGATGACCGACCCCGGTGACGGGGCGAGCAATGGGCCAGTGGGCTCGCCGGTGTCAGTAAGGGAGGCCCGAATGCAAGAGGAGACTGACACCCGGGCTCATCCATGGCCCACACCGTAGCCTGTTCGTCAGCCTCGGCGCACACCAAGTTGTGTTATTTCGGGCACCAAGTTGTGGTGCGCCAGTCCGGGTAGCGTTCGTCTAGCCGCACAACTGCCTCGCCCTGCGAATGCACACCGAGGTCGCGATAGAGCTCGTGGAGGATGTGGCGCATCCGGTCGTAGCCGATGTGCTGGTTGTGCGCCGCTTGCTTGATCGAATCGGCGTCGAGACAGGCCCCGAGCGCGGCAAGTTGGCGCGCCGTCGGGGGCGGCATCGCTCAGCGCGGCCCCTCGAGGGCGGCGAGGACGCGGTTGAGGACGATGACCGCTGTCGGATTGAGCTGGTAAACCTCGCGCAGCTTTCGCACCGCTGCCGCCATCTCGGCGTTACGAGCGGCGACGGCCTCGTTGATTGCCTTCTCACACATGGGTCCAAGCCCGTCGCTTGGCGATGCGTCGGACATTGGCTTGGTCAACGCCGAGGTCGCGAGCGATTGCCCTGATCGCGTCTCCTGCGTCATAGCGTCGTCGGATTTCATGGACCGTCGCCTCCTGAACCGATGCGCGTCCGTTCCGCTCGCCACGCGGCAGGCTGTCGGGATGTAGACGAGTTGCACTCCATAGGCCGCTCGGGGATGAGTCACGCCCCTTGGACACGCGGTCAGCGATGTTGTCCGCGTTTGTGCCAAGGAAGAGATGATCCGGCCTGACGCATCGCGGCGTGTCGCAATGGTGGAGAACGTGCAGCCCAGTCGGGATCGGGCCGAACGACAACTCCCACGCAACGCGGTGAGCGAGTTGGCTCCGTCCATCGAGAAAGAACTGGCCGTATCCGTCACGCATCCTCGCGCTCTGCCATTCCCAGCACTCGGGTCCACACAGAGCCTTTGACCAGAAGCGGGTGGCCACAGCCTCAGTCAGCATCAACGCTCTCCTTTGAGGGCGCTGTGCGATATCCGGTCAGCAGCCGAATGACATGCTCACGGGCACCGATGCTCGCCCGGATGGCCCGGCTCTCGCCATCGTCCTCTCCGCGCACCGTGTCAAGCGATTGCTGCACGATGGCGATGCAACCGTCGATGGCGGATTGCCGTGCCTCGGCTTCGATGGTGGCGATGGTTTCGGCCATCAGGGGTTCATCGGGACCGAGCGCCCATGAGGACGACAGTAGTCGCTTCCCGGCCTCAGTCATGGTCGGCCTCCGGGGCGAGGGCGGCGCGGGCGATGGACGCGGCGCAATCGTCCTCGTGGGACTGGTCGGGACGGCATCCGCACCACCGGCAGTATCCGGTGATCGCCGAACGCGACGCCTCCCACACGGCACCGAACGCCGCGGCCAGCCGCTCGATCTCGGCCGCATGACCGCATTTGTTCCGAGCGTCGTATTTCCCGGCGTCGTAGCCCTTACCCCATTCGGAATCAGGGCCACTCGGCACCAGCACCCAGCCGTCGAGGGCGACGAGGATGGCGGCGGCATCCTGCACTTCATTCGTTGCGCGGTGCTCCCACCAGTGTCCGGGGCCAATGACTTCGACGAGCGCCGCCGCCAGCGCGGTTACGGCTTGCGGGTTCTCAGGAACGTCGAGGAACGAGACGGCGTTGCCGTCGGTGTCGGTCATTGGCCGGTCGATCTTTGACAAATCGGAGAACGCTCGGGGTGCAACCGCGGGGGTGTCGCGGGAGGCCATGGGGTAACCACCCTCCATCTCGGGCGGGATGCTCATGGGGTCACCTCGACCGTGAGGTCCACGTCGTACTTTCGGCCCCCTGGGGCGCGGTCTATGAACCTGCCGTGGACGCGGTAGCGAGTCGGCCGGATCGAATAGACGACGGACGGGGCATTGGGCGTCTCGGGCACTGTCCGGCAGGTATGACTCTGGTTCACGCCCACAAAGGTTCCGCACTGCGCGCACGTCCAGCCACCGGTTGTCGGAAAGCTCATGACTTCCTCCTTGTGCCACCGCGGACGAAGGCCCACGCGACGCCCGCCGCGAGAACCCACAGGATCAGGCAGCTGCTCATCTCGCGCCTTCCGGGAACAGCGCGAAGATGAGCAGTGCCAGCGCCATGAGCGCGAGGACGACGAGGCCGACGTGGCGGCTCATTTTGCGCCGCCGTGGAGATCGATCCAGTCGCCGATCTCGACCACGATCACGGCGCGGCGGCGATGGCCGGGCCCGGGTGTCTCGGCGATGGCAAGGATCGGGATGCGGCCGCCGGTGGTCGGCAGCTTGGCGAGCTCGGTCGCCATCCAGCCGGGGAACCGGGCGCCTGACTTGACCTGGCAGACGAAGGCGGCGTTCCCGTAGATCTCCTCAGTGCGGGCGTCGGTCGGGCCGTTGCCCTGGAGGTTGAGGAGGCCGAGGCTGCGGGCGATCTCGCGCTGGATGGCGAGTCCGCGACTGCGGTTGTTCCTGCCGCGGCGGCTGGCGACGGGATCGCGGCGCGACCCGCATCGGAGACAGATGGCTGGCAGAGACAGTTGGATCTGTGTGGTGTTCCGGCTGATGGGGACGCCCGGAGTTTGGGTATTCACCTCAATGTCGTAAGGCTTCGAGATCACATCAATCCACTCGTGTCGTCGGCAGCGCCGGCCCTTGGCGCCGTTGCGGGTGGCCGGCGAGGTGCCGGTATCCCAGGGGAGATCAGAGGGCCAGTCATGACGCTCGTCAATCACTTGGATCGGGACAGGACCTCGGGCCATTCTGGCGTTTGCCGCATCGAGCGCCACCTCGAGGTCATCGCTGAACTCGTCGGTCATCCCCATGCCTCCCGGCGCCGGTTGGCGAGACACACCTGGCAGTCGCTCTCCCCGAGATCCTGGAGATATGCCTCGGCCATGTAGTGCGCCGCTTCGTCGAGGGCGCGTTGGACGAATAGGAGCACGAGATCGGTGGCTAGGCGCTGCCACAACTCGGTCATGGCTTCCGTCCCGCCGCTGCCAGGGCTTCGGGTGTTACCAACTCGGAGAGCGGCACGGCGTCGCCTCCGTTGTTCGGGGCCAGGTAGAGTTTCGCCAGTTCATCGCTGATCTTCGACATGCCGGACCCTTTGGTCCGCCGTGGTTTGGGCGTCTCGGATGCCAGCGCTTCGACGCGGCGCTCTTCACGGAAGGCGGCGAGCTCCTCTTTCATGGCGCCGATCGGATCGTCGGGGTGACCCCAGATCAGCCGCGCGGCCCTCTCGGGACCTGTCTGATCGAACACCTGGCAGTAGGCGTCCATGAGAGTGCGCTGTCCCGGGGTGGGTAGTCGGAACCTAGTGCCGAGAAACGCCTCAACATCGGGGCGCGCCTCGTCGGGCGGCGATGCGTCCGCATTGCCCGCGCGTATGCTCTGCTCGTCTTGTCTCTGCTCTGCTCTGCTAGGCATTGGGTCGGCATTGCGGGCGGACTGCCAGCGCAATACGGCCGCATTGCGCGCGGACTGCGAGCGCTTCCCGCGCTCGGATGCGAGGCCATGCATCCGGTAGTGCTGGTGAGCACAAAGTTCCACCAATCCGGCGTCCGTCAGGGCCTTCAACGAGGGTCGGTGGATATAGGCGGGAATCGGTGCGTCTGCGGGGTACATCGCGTCCGCTACGAGAAGCAGTTGGAGCCACGCACCGAATCGACGCGCATCGTGATAAATCTCTGCGAAACGGTCGTCATTTACGACCGAGTAGTAGACCCGGACGTACTTGGGATCGTCGCTCACGCCGCACCTCGCCGCTTCAATCGCTTCTCCCACCAACGCCGATAGCAGCCACCGCAGAGCCCCCGTCCGGCGGTCGGCCGGAAGTAGGCGCAGTTCCGGCACTCGCGGATCGGGTGGACGCTGTAACTCACGATGTCTCCTCTCCCTGCCAGTCCAACACGCGCTCGATCCATGCCAGGTGCTCCACCGTCGCGTTGTGCCCCCTGACGCCCTCCGCAGGAGACGCAGGGTTTGCCCAGACCATCGCTCCGCAGGCGCAGGGCCGTCCCTCAACGTCATCGGATGGCTTGCGGTCCAGCCCGAGGTAGGCGGCCGGCAGCCGGCCCGTGAGTTCCGCGCGGGTCCACTCACTCATGGCCGCCCGATCCCGAACGCCCTCTTCGACGGCGGGCGTGCATTCGGCGACGGGCGCCGCGAGGCCAGCGGCCCGGGCTTCGGTGGCAGGAGCTGGCCACAATCTGGGCAACGCGACCCCCATTCGCCGCGGATGGATTGGCATTCCTTCGGCTGAGCGGCGGGCTTCATGCGCCCAGCCCCAACACTTCCTGCCGGCAGCGGTTGGCGGCGATCTCGCAGTAGCGTTCTTCGATCTCGATGCCGATGGCGCGGCGGCCGACGCTCTTGGCGGCGCGGAGCGTGGTGCCCGACCCGGCGAATGGATCGACCACGAAGCCACCAACGGGCGCGGCCAGCTGGACGATGTGCGCCATCGTGTCGAGCGGACGCGGCGAGGGGTGCCCAATCCGATCCCCGAATACCCCTGCGACATTCCCGACGTGATAGTCCCGGTTTACGTGGCCGCTGTTTGGGCCGCTGTTTGGGCCGCTGTTCCAGAAGACGACGGGGTCCCAGCTGTACCACACGCCGGTCGGGCGAATCTGCGCGAAGTTCTTGCAGGCCGCGAAGATGCGGAAGCCCTCGGGGAACCACTCGTGGAAGTGGCCCACGTTCCGCATCGCCTGAAACACGAAACACCATCCGCCAAGCCGCTGCCCCTCGGCGACCAGCCAGCGTATGAGTTCCGGGTAGTCCTGCGGCCGGTCCGCCCACGTCGCCCGCGCCCAACCGATGCCGTAGGGCGGGTCAGTGACGAGGGCGCCGGACGCGACGCTCGACAGAATCTCCCGGCAATCACCGTGGTAGATCGTCACGAGGTCATCGGCGTAGTACGGGGTCACAGCCCCAAACTCCCCTGATCGCTCTCCCGCAGTGTCACGATCACCGTGACCGCGAAGTAGTTGCTCCCGGGCCCGTTGGGTTGCCGGATGCGATCCACCACGAGGCTCGCCACATTTCGCTCGGCGCGACCCCAGGCTTCGGCCTGTTCCCGAGCGTCGTCTTCCGTCTCGGCGTGGAACGCGAGAACGATCGGCTCCATGCTCACGGCTCGCTCGGGGCTGGGGCGAGGGCGGCGAAGGTCTCGTCGATGTAGCGCACGATCGCCCTTCCCGTTGGCCCAAACTCGCCGTCGAGGAGGAAGGTGATGCGGCCCACCAGTTCGTCTCGCGCCGCCGCCAGCCGCTCCGCGTCCACGAGTACGGCGGCGGCGGTGAGGCCGAGCGCGCGTTCCTCCCAGCGATCGATGCGACGTTGCATCTCATCCAACTCGTCGGCCGGGACGAAGCGCCAGTCGGGCATGGCGACGAGGATGGCGGCGGCATCCTGCACTTCGTCCGTATCCAGCCGCACCCACCAGTGGCCCGGCCCAATCACGGTTACGAGCGCCCCAGCCAGGGCGGTTCGGGCATCGGTGCTCACAACTGCGCCTCAGCCGGCCCGAACACGCGGAAGTCCACACGTCCGAGCAGCGTCCGATCAAGCTCGGCCACCGCGAGCTCGAACTCCCCCTGGCGCTCCGGCGCGACGTGCAGCGCGACCGTGACGATCTCGCCGTTGCCCGACGCAGGAGCAGGCGCGGACCGCTCCGCGACGCCTGCGAGCGCAGCGACAATCCTTGCCGCGACGGCTGGTGCTCTCGTGGCGAGCGCCGACTCCACGAGTTTGCCGAGGGCGACACGTTCGGCCAGCGAGACGCGTTTCTTGCGCTTGAGTGCATCGTGAAGTGTGCGCACCGCCTTATCCTCCGTGGCGACCCACTCGCCGGGACGCCAACTTGCGTCGACGAGGTACCTCAGGTCGTGGGTACCAGTCATGCGAACGGCCCCGTTCCGTCGAGGAAAGAACCCATCAGGGCAGCATCTAACGCTTCGATGAGCGCCCGACACCGCGCGCAGTCTTCGGCGCTCTCGCGCACTCGGTCCCGCAAAGCGTTGTCGAACGGACGCTTGGGGCGCTTGCCGTGCAGCCGCAACTCGTCATAGAACGGATCAGCCTCGGCGACGTCGTGGGTGGTCGGGTTCCCCAACACCGCATCTATGAGAGCGCGTTCAGAGGGCGTTAGCGCGTCCACCAACGGGGCGGTGCTGTGGTTGTGCCGGTAGTCGGCTCCGCATCCGTCGTGGACGCCGTCGTAGAAGACGCTGGCGGCATCGGGAGTGTCACGGGTGGTCATGGGCGTTCCCTTCACTTCGTCGATGCTCAGCACCGCCGCGCCCTCAGCTTCGCCAGCAACGCATCCGCCGCAAACTGCGGCGAGAAATCCCACCGGCCGAACGTGCGTCCACCAGCACGGTGCCGCATCCAAACGCGATACTCGCGATTGAACCAGACAGCGTTGCGGACCTCGAACGTCACCTCGCGGTCGCGCTCCGTAATCATCGGCTTACCGAACGCTAGCAGGGCGTTCACGGTATCGGCCGACACGAGGCCCCCGACAACGTAGTCACGAAGGGGGGTAGGGGAGCTCATCCGGTTGCCTCTTGTTTCCATTCGTTCGCGAGCCGCGCGTTGCGGGACTGGTTATCGAACAGACAACTCAGGACGAGATTGGCAAGCGTGTGTTGGCCCCCTCGGCGGATCGGGAGAAGATGCTCATAGGTCATGTCCTCGCGACCCAGCGGTCGCCCGCACCAGTGACAGTTGGTTCCATCACGAGTGACGAGGTCGGCGATAAGCACGGTTTCCAATTGCGCCGCGCCGCGCCATTTCGCCTTGCCCTTGGCAGCGGAGGCCACCGTCAACTCGCGGTTGGCATCCTTGTAGGCGCGAGACGCGTCCGCTCTACGATCCGGGTGGTTCTCTCGGTACCGCCTACTCGTGGCCCTCTGCTTCTCCCTGTTGGCTTCGATCCAGACCCTATTTGCCGCCGCGTATCTACTCCAAGGGATGGCAGCCTTGTACTTCCTGTTCTTGGCGTTAGTGCAGGCACGGCAATAGGTCCGCATGCCGTTCGGACCGAACTCGGCCCGAGGGTTCATTCCGGTGCAGGAGGGGCATCGCTTCGTGTCCATCTAGCCCGCAGCCGCCTTCCATCGCGCAAGGGCTGCGCAGATCGGGCAGTCTTCGTCGGGATCGGCCCCGTGCTCGGCTTCGTCCAACATCGCCGAGGACAGTGCGTCGCCAGCGGCGAGGAGGGCGCGGCGGTCGCGCGCAGCCTGAACAGCTCCATCACCCGGGACGAGCGACCCGTTGATGCGTTCGCGGATCGTGCTCATGCTGCGCCGACCTGGACTCCGCACCCGGCGCAACAGGTCACGCCATCCTCGGTGTACGTTTCCCACTCCCGGTGACATTGGTCACACACCGTCTCGGTCTCCCTCTCGACCGTCACCGAGATGGGGTCCTGACTTCGGTGGTCGCGGACGAACGCCTCCAGTTCTCGCGCCCATGCCTCCAACTCGCGGACGCGCTGCTCCTCTGTCTGCCCCCAATACGATGGCCGGGGCGGATCGACCACGATCCGCAGGCTCACGAGCCGAGTTATCGGCCGGCCCACCCGGTCGGTGATCGCCAGTGCGCTCATGTCGCGCCTCCCAACTCTCGCTGAAGGGCCATCGCAGCGGCGCGCGGCTTGACGGCTCGGATCTCATCTGACCATCGTCCGCAGGTGGTGCAAAAAACGCGCGTGGTGCCGCGGTTCAGGGGCGTGAACCAGGACCAGGTGCCCGGATGGCGGCAGGAGTTCTTGCGGCGCGAGACGCTCACGAGGCACCGTCCAGTCGCTCAACGGCGGCGCGGAGGGCATCAACGTCGAACACCCTTCCCTCGCCGTCGCAGGCACCACAGGCGCGGGTCGGAGCACCCTCGGAGACGTAATGTGCGAGCCCATCCGCGTACAGACGTCCTGATCCTTCACAGTTGCGGCATGTCTCCTCGTCCCGCGCCGCCTCCGCCACGTCCAGCAGGCGCGGCAGGGCCACGAACGCCGCTTCGTAGAGGTCCGCGAGGCGAGCGCCAGTGCCGGTCGCGAGATAGGCCTCGTACAGCGCCCGGAGGCGTTCGATCTCGTTCATGCCCAGCCTCTCCGCGCTGTCCGTTTGCGGAGCACTTTGTCAGGTGCCATCGGCTCGGGCTTCGTGCCCGGAGGTGTGAACCCGCCACGCTCGATAGCGCGAGCCACGCAGGTTTGGTAACCCCGATCAATCTCCGTCCGCTTCCAGGCGTGGACCAGCCGGTGCTTGCGCTCGCTCATGACGCCGCCCAGAGCAAGATCACGCCGAGGATGCAGAGCACCACGCCGGCGAAGGCGATCAGCGTCAGGGCCAGCGGCTCGCGGGGAGGCTCGGGCGGCAGGAGGTAGTGGCGGTGCGCCTGGGGCGTCATGACGCCACCCGCCACAACGTGAGGAACCCCACAGCGTCCTCCATCGTCTTCATTCGCAGCCCCGTGCGGCGCAGCGCACGCGCCGTCACCCACTGCGTTATTGCCCGCTTTCGCAAAGCCGCAGCGCACGAAAGGGCTTCGTCGGCCGTCTGCGCGAGCCGGATGCCGTCTCCTGACGAGAGAATGGGATGCCCGGCGCGGCGCAGTTCCTCGCAGGCGGCCTGCACGGCGCGGATGGAGAGGTCGAGCACGAACGCCATGTCGGCCTGCGTGACGCTGGCGTTGGTCAGCAGCGAGAGGACGCGCTCGGCGTCGCTCATGCCGTCCGCCAATCGATTCCGAGCTCGTCGGCCAGCACGCCCCGCTCGACGGGCGACATGCCCTCCACGCGCTTCTTGACGTCGGCCGGCACACAATCGATGGCCCCCGCGATGGCCTGCGTCATCTTGCCGTTCGTGACGCACAGCTCACGGAATGTCTCGACGCTGAGGCCGACGCTCGCCGTCGGTGTGCCATCGTGTTCGGTTAGCCGGGCCTCCGCCTCGACGAGCGCCGCGCGCTTGACCGCGACGGCCGCGGCGGCTTCCTCCGCCGTCTTGGCGAGCGCCTCCGCCGGGGTGGCTGGCGCGCCTTGCGGCCGGGATGGCATCGAAGCATCTATACCAGCCAGATCCGCGTCCGAAAGCGGCGGCGGCTCCGTGGTGCCGCGCTGGACCGGCCGGGCGGGGACCGCCGGCGCGGGCGCCTGGGGCCGCTGTGGAACGGCCTTAGCGGGCCCGTCGCCCATCTCCGGATCGTCGCCGGTGGAGAGCAGGAAGCCCATGAGGAGGGCGTACTTCATGGCGTTCGTCTGGGCCTTGCCGCTGTACTTGTCGCCCCCGTCGGCCCCGGCTCCGAAAGACTGGATGACGATCGACTCGCCGCTCTCGCCGTCGGTCAGGGTCCAGTCGGTCACGATATCGACCGTCGTCATGGAGCCGCCGGCCTTCGTCGCCCGGTCGGCCTGATTGATGATCCGGACGGCGGTCGGCATCATCGTCACGACGTGCTCGCCGAGTGCCTTGCGGATGTAGTCCGCGGCATCGCCCACCTGGACGAACGCGAATCCGCCCATCGCGGCGGGTGCCTTCCCGTTCTTGGGAATGCGGTCCGCCTCGTACATAATCTGTGCCAGTTTCCGGTGCAGGCTGCGCGTCTCGGTCGTCACGCCTCATCTCCTCCCGCTGGAAGCGGATCTCTCACGGCCATGCGGCAGGCGCCGCCGAACATCGGGTTGTACTGGCAGGTCCGGCACAGGCCGCCGTTCTTGGGACCTGAAGGGAACGTCCAGTTGACGGGCTCGACCGCGTTGCGGTTGAGCAGTACGTCGGCGCGCTTGGCGCGCACAAACGCATCGACGCGCTCGCGGGTCCAGTCGCGGAACTCATCGGTAACGGGGGTCGAGAGCGTCTGCCAGGTGGGCGTCTTCGTCCGCACTCGCGTCAGGTAACCGATCTCGGGGACGGGTCGGCCGGTGGTGGCCTCGATCATCAAGGCGTAGAGGCCGAGTTCAACCGTTCGTGCCGTCTCCTTGGCGCGTTTGCTCGTCTTCACGTCCCAGCAGGCGTCTGAACGCAACACGATGTCGGGATGCCCATCGCATTCGCCCCAACCGTCCATGACGACGTTGAGATGCGCCTGGAGCACGCACTCGGTCCAGTCGTGCGCCGGCAGGATGTCGCGCACGAAGTCGACGATGGCCGCCTCGACCTCCTCCATGTGGATCTCGATCCCGTCGCGCTCGACGATCTCGGCCGCGGCCTCCATCGGCCGCGCGGCGCCGAGCGGGATCCCAGCTGCCGTTGCCTTGAGGACCTGCTCCACCGCGGCATCCACTGCCGAGCCGAAGACGAGATCGGGGACGAGGATCAGCGGCCGGCGATGGTGGATCTCTAACCACGCCTTCATCCCGCACAAATCAGCTACGTTCAGCGCGCTCTTACTGAGCGCCGTCCGCTGATTGAGATCCTCGCGAACCGCCAAAGCCGTCATGAGACATCTCGCGCGCGGTGGTAGCGAGCATTCTCTTGTTCGGCGTGGCAGCGGCGGCATTCACGACGGCCGTCGTGGCGAGTGAATGTGTGGATGGCTCGCTCGTGGCCGTTCCTGCACATTGGCCCAAGTTTCTGAGGCCTCAAGAAGGACATCCGCCGCTTGGATCGGGCGTCCGCCATGTTCTCAAGGTGGGCGCCGAGGAATAGGTGCGCCGGGTTCACGCACGGCGGGTTGTCGCAGGTGTGGCAGACAAACATGCCGGGCGGGATCGGGCCGCGGAAGAGGAGCCACGACGCACGATGTGCCCACTGCATTCGGCCATCCAAGTAGAACCGGCCGTAGCCGTTGGCTTCCCGGTGGCCGGTCCATCCCCAGCAACCCTGGCCCTTGGCGACCTTGGGCCAGAAACGTTCAAACGGCGGCCTCGGCGCTGGCCCGGGCTTCCCCGGCGCGCTCTTCGACAGGGACATCCGGGTGTTCAAGTTCTCCCGGACCGCGAGGCTCACTTCCCGAAAACCTCTGCGAGTTCGCCGGGCGGCCAGTCGGCCATCTCGCTCGGCACCTGGTCGCGGGCGTCCTGGTCCATGTCGGCGCGGATCTCGGCGAGTGCCGCGGTGAGAGCGTCGACCACCGCGCGCGTGCCGACGAAGATCGATGTCGTACCGCCGGGGTCCGAGATGCCCAGCGCTTTGTAGCCGTCGCCGATGTCCGCGCGGATCCCCCCGGCGGTCGGGTGCACCATGATCGTTGCCATGCGCGTCTCCTCTTCTCGGCCATCCAGCCGGCGCTCTGTCAGGCGGGCTTGAAACCGGCGTCGGGTGAATAGAGCGGAGCCGGGGCGTGCGATGCGGCGCCTGATTGCTCCGGACCGCCTTTACCCGGGGTCTGTGCCTTGCTCGGAGCGTTCTGGCGGGCTACCGCGCGTCGGCTCAACAGCCCGTTCCGGTACCAGTCGTCAGATCCCATCCGGCGGTCGCAACCGGAGCAATACCCGCCCGCTGCCTCCCACCTCCCGCAGTCGGGGCATGCCTGTTCGAGCTTCCCGTCCTGGAGTTTCTTGGCGACGTCGGCCGGGAGGGGATCGGGGTCCCGGCCGCGAGTGATCTCCTGACGAGCCCCGACTCGCATTCGAACAGGAGATGGGGCAACGAGGATCAAGGGGCTTGGAGTGTGGGCCTGCGCCCGCCCCTCATGAGCGCCTCCTTCCTTGCGAGCGAATCGCCGGGAAACGCGAGAGAGTGCTCTGGACCTTCGCGGAGTCATGCCGGCGACCCCGACGCTCGAGCGATCCGCCCGATCGTGGACAGGCTGAGTCCAAGGCGATCAGCGATGGATCGCCGCGAATCGCCGGCGTCCGTTCGCTGGCGAGCCTCTGTGATCTGCCCGGGTGTCGCCATGCCGGCACGAGGTCGGCGATTGGCCGCCTGAGTCTTTCGATCAGCCCAGCGGCAGTTGCCCGGCTCATAGTTGCCCGAGTTGTCGATGCGGTCGAGGGTCAAACCGAGCGGGACCGTCCCCATATCGGCCAGGAAGTTCTCAAAGCTCTGCCAGCGCTCGCAGACGCTTATCCCACGGCCGCCGTAATTCTTCCAGTCAAGACGATGCGAATTGGCGACGCGCTCACGCATCCGCGTCCAGGCCATGTACTCACGAGTCGTCGAGCGGCCGTGCGTGCGAGAAATGTCACCGATGCCGAGCATCAGTTCCCTCTGGCGGCAACCACAGGAGCCCGTCTCGCCGCTGGCAAGGCGGCTACGCCGAACGGTCTTTTCCGTGCCGCATTCACACAGGACGCGGGCGAGCACTCCTGTTGGTCGCGAACCGGACCTCAACTCAAGAACGGCCAGACGACCGTAGACGCCTCCGATCTTGATCTCGGCCGGAGAGACGGCGCGGCGATGCGGCGTCATGCCGCCACCTCGATGATGCTCATGCCCATCGCCGCCGCCGCCTTCTGACAGGCTCGGCACATCCGGACCCGGCGCAGGCCCGGCCAGATGGCGACGAGGCGGACGTCCGTGCCGTCGCACTCCGAGAAGCGGCGGGAGCACTTCATCGCGCGTCGCACAGGTGAGTGCCGTGCCAGCGGCCCGTGAAGTCGGTGCGCCAGCCGATCAGCGGCAGGTGGCAGTCGAGGCAGATGAGGCGTTCGTCGATCACACGCGAGCGGACCGGCTTCGGGATGCCGCAGGTGGCGCAGCCGAGGACAAGGGCCGTCGAGTCGGGGCTGACCGGGCCGAGTTGCCAGTCATGGCGGTGCGCGGCGGTCATGTGATCTTCCAGCCGCGCAGTTGATCGCGGGAGACGGCACGATCGAGACGCGGCTCACCGTGGAAGCGCACGACGGAGCAGCCGTGGAACGGCTTGTCGTCCAGGTAGTCCCCGAGCATCCGTCCGGTCGCGGCCGAGCCCTCTCTTACGCGAACGACAACTCCGATGTCGCCGATGCGGACCCATTCCGTGTCGGGGTCCGACATCGCGAACTCGGGGCCTGGGTAGCGCACGCGAGTGCCGACCGGCCAGGGCGGCGGCAGCGGGGGATCGAACAGGTTCATCGCCGGTACCGGCTGGGTCCCTTCGGACCGCGCCACGTCAGCAGCAGGCTGGCGCCGGCGGCGGCCAGGAAGGCGATGGGGACGATCCAGATGAGGTCGAAGAGGGTCATGCGATCGCCTCATCCGACTCGATCCAGCGCCGGTTGTTGACGATGTAGCTGATGTGGGCCTGCGAGACGCCGTAGCGGCGAGAAAGGGCGGCCTGCCCTGTGCCCCGGGCCCAGGCGATTCGGATTTCGCGGACCTGTGCCCAGTCGAGACAGCGCTTGCTCAGGCGTCCCTTGGAGGCCGCGTCCTGGAGGTTCTCCTGGGCTGTCCCGGCCCATAGGTGGACTGGGTTGCAGCACGGCGGGTTATCGCAGGTGTGGCAGACATCGAGGCCGGCCGGGATGGGACCCTTGGCCGAACGGAAGGCGATCCGGTGGGCCTTCTGGGAGCCGTAGCGGCCGTAGCCAGCGGTGTCACGACCCCTGACCCACGGCCAGCACGCCTCGGGTCCGCCGGACTGGTCAACCCACCGCCAGAACCAGACATAATGCGGAACTTCGGACGGCCGGTGTCTATAGGCACCGCTGGAGCGTTCCCGCGCCGTCTGCGGATTTCCCCAACATAACTGGGCGTTATCGGTAGTCACTTGTCAACCCCGCCCGTCGTCGAGTCGGGCGACTTGTCGCGGGCCTTGGCCAGCGTTACCCCTCGTGCATCGGCAGGGGCAATCGTAACGATCAAGAGGAGGGCCGCGCGGTATCGCTCGACCATCGCTGGGGCCACCTTCTCCCGCCGCTCAACCAAGTCGAGGCCCTGACGGGACATGCCCATCTGCCGGGCGAGCGCCTTTTGGTCGATGCGCAGCGCCAGGCGTTCCAGTCGCAGGATCGATCCCGAGGGGCGCCCCGCGACCGTGGCATGGGCCAGCACCTTGTCGAGTCGTTCAGATGTTCCGTTGCTCACCGGACCACCTTGCGGAGGTTCACGGCAAGGGCGCGGAGGGCAGCGGCGTTGTGTCCATCCACCCGAATCTGTGCGCCGCCCGGGCCGAATGCATCCGTGTCGCCATCCGAGGTAACACTAAAGAACCATCCCTCCGGCAGCGCAGCCTCAGCCTCGGCCCAGGCGGCGTCAAGAGAGCCAGAAAGGGACAAACCCCATCCGCTTCTCAGGACAGTATCGCCATGTCCCGTCACCCGCATGAACGCATCTCGCACGGCCATCCGCATCGGGAAATCGGAGCCCTGCGGAAGGTCGTCAACTGGACCAGTCACTTCACACGCCCACGTTTGTTCGCTCATGACGGGGAGAGTAGGGGAGTGATGGGCACTTGTCAAGCCCCATTCCGGCGGGCCATTCGGCCCTATCGCATAGGCCAGATGGCACGGGGGCGGCGGGCCGCGCCGTGGGATTCTTCGACGGGGCCGCGAGTCGGGTCAGCGTGGTGATGTGCAGTGGCAGGCAGGGCGGCGCGGAAGGTAGAGGGATCGGATCATGCGTAGGAACATCGTCATCGTCGCGGTCGCGCTCGTGGTTCTCGCCGCGATCGGCTCGGCAATGGGCAAGTCACAGCCGAGCGCGAGCCCTGCTACCGTGATCGCCAGCCCAGTCCCGACCGCCACTGCTTCGGCCGAGACGGCAGCGCCCGTCGCCCTCGCAACGCCTGCGGCCACGCCAGAGCCAACGCCCCGGGTCCTGCTCTCGCTCTCCGGCAACGGGATCAAGACCACCAAGTCGTTCCGCGCGAGCGGTGACAGCGTGGATCTGGTCTATGCCTTCAACTGTGCGGCATTCGGGAGTCAGGGCAACTTCGCGGTCATGTTCTATGGCGCCAGCCTCGGCGGGCCGGCCCTGCCAGACATCCTCGTCAACGCCCTCGCTGCCAAGGGCAGCGACACCTCGACGGAATACCTGAACGGTGCGCCGGGGCCGTTCCACCTTGCGATCAACTCCGAATGCGCGTGGACGGTGAAGGTGACCGGGACGCCGTGAATGGCATGTTCCTCCGGGCCGGCGGTCGCACCGTGACCTACGAACTCGTGGAGCCGCCGACGGGCTGAGCTACTCCTCGACGCCCCACACGGCCCCGCTGATCGTCTCCGTCGAGACGCCGGTCGCCGTCAGGTGTCGGTCGATCGCGCCCGACAGGAGTCCCGTCGCGCCGAGCGGGATGAGGAGCGGCTGACCCACCGGCGTCGCCGGGACCGTGAAGATCGTCGCCAAGCCCGTGCCATCGTTCAGCAGGATATCGCCGGTCAGGGTGTTTTGAGTGATGACGAACCCGAGCAGGCGAAACGCCTTGCCGCCGGTCGGTACCCACACGTCCGCCTCGCTGGAGATGTCCAGCGCGGAGAACGGCACGAACACGTCGGGGGTGTAGGCCAACCCGAGCGCGCCTGACGAGCCGAGCGTGACGATCTGCACCGTCGTGTCGGCGGAGTGGGTGGCAGCGCCGGCCGGCGTGTAGTCGCCGGCACCGCGGTGGAGCTTGGGCTCCCCGGCGTCGTTGATGAGGTAGTCCAGCGACTGGCCCTGCGCGTTCAGAGGCGAAAGTGGGTTCGGCATGGTGAATCTCCTCGGTCCTATTCCACGCGGTAAATTCCGGGACCCTGTTCCCCGTGAAGCACTCCTCCGGGGTCTACGTCCATGTTCAATATGCCCGTCTCTAGGAGCCCGAATTGGTAGGTACCATTGAAACCGAACCCGGTGGCAATCCCGACCCACGCATCAGCGGTCGCTGTTTCGGCCCAGAAGATGTAGGGAGTGTCCCCCGTCACTATGTGGAAGTAGAGAGCATCGAGGGATGGATAGGTGTCCGTTGTTCGTATCCACGAAAGATGGAGGACTTGATCTGGCCCTATATGGAGGGAATAGGTCCCTTGAATTACGCAGGAATCATTCTCACCGCCGCCGTCCCCCCCGCCCGCGCCCGGCCCTACGAACGTGCGGTGCCCTGCAATGGCTGGCTGCGCTGGCATCGTCAGCTCCTCACTGCGCCGGAGTCTCGGCGGTTACGTCATAGGTGAGTCCGCCCGTCGCGCTGTCGGCAGTGAAGATCACGGCCGTCTGCCCGTCCGCGTTCGTGGTCGCGCTCACTGGAGAGAGGCTGGCATCGCTCGTGGTCGGCGCACCGGCGAGCGTGACGACGAGCGCCCAGTTGACCGGGAGGCCAGAGGCTCGGACCGGCTTCTTGGAGGAGTCGAGCATCTGTGAGACGAGCGTCTGCGACTCGCCGATGGCGGGGCTGAGGTTCGTGAAGTAGATCTCGTGGGTGTAGGCGGGCTTGCGCGGCGTGACGATCGTCTTCGGTGAGCTCCGATACTTGGCGTAAAAGCGCCCGATCGGCGCGTCCCCCGCCTCGAGCGTGTAGGTGCGGAGTTCGGGATGGCCTGGAGTGAGCTTGCCGGCCACCCGCATGATCGGCCAGGAGAGCCCGTTGAGCGCCGCCGGGAGTCGCATGTCATAGATGGTCACGGTCTGCCCGCAGCGCCACTCGTCCACCTGTTCGTCGGGGCGGCCCGCGCACGTTGCACTGATCTTGATCCGCGCCCGGCCGTTGTAGTGGGTATACGCCGAGCCGACCGCGAGCCGTTGCGCCACGGATGCCGCCTGCGCGTCCACGCTGATCTGGCGCATCGTCCTGTCGGGCACCCAAGACTCACCGTTGCCCCAGCCGGTGCCCTGTTGGATCACGTCGCCGAAGTTGTAGATCGCGTCCGTCACGCCATTGACGTAGGCCGCCTCCGGCATGTACGACGCATCGAAGCCGAAGGAGAGCGCGCGGCACCCAATCACGGTCACGCCGTCCACGGGCGGGTTCGGGTAGACCCCATCGCTCAGGATCGCCGGGGCCGCGCCGGAGAGCGATGGCGATGTCTCCGGCAGGCCGAGCGTCAGAGATCCCTCGGTGAACGGCGCGATGCTCCCGCCGGACGGCACCACCACGTCCTGGAACACCTGCCAGTGGACGTAGCCCGCCGGGTCGATCCACATGAAGATCGGGAAGTTGCCGACGCTGCGCACGTCGTCGAACGCGCCGCGGAGCTGGGAGTGAGACCAGTTGATCTGTCCGTTCCCGCCGAGGATGCCATCGGGGATGTACGTTCCGACGTAGACACTCGTGTCGAATGCCGCGCCATCGGATGGCCGCCGGACGTAGTGGTCGAAGAGGTAGGCCACCGTGCCGGCGTCGGTGCCACCCGACTGCGCGTTCGGGTCCACGTTCTGAACCGTCAGCCCGCCGTCATACGTCACCCATGTCTCGCCGTTCGGCACGCCGACAAGTCGCAGGTCGGGGATCGTGTTCCAGTCCGAGCCGGAGAGGTTCCAGCGGCCCCACGGCATCCCGACCGGCAGGTCGAGCTTGGAGTTGACGATCTCGCCGTCGTACAGGACGAAGCCGGACCCGAGCGCGAGCTTCACGTGGTCCCGCTGCACTACGCCGAAGAGCATCGAGTTGGAGCGATCCTGGATCACGGCGCTGAACTGGCCCGGCGAGCCGTCGGTGCGCTCCTCCCAGGACATGCTCCACTCGGAGTCGCCCGTCACATCCGTGCCGTTGATCGTGAGGATGGCGGTGTCGCTCATCCGATCGAGCCCTGCGCCACGAAGCCAGAGGTAGCGGTAGACGCCGAGACGTAGGCGTGGCGGTCAATCATCTCGCCGATCGTCTGCCCGTCCAGCGTGAGCGGGACCCCGGAGGACACGGCCCGTAAGAGCCCCGCCGTGAACGCCACAAGGGCGGCCGTGAGCGAGGCATTGCCGGAGCTAGTGCCGCTTGCCGTGCTCTTGGGCGCGGCGGCGGGGAGCGCCTGCTGTTCTCGCAGGAGCGTCAACCGTTCAGTCGCCAACTGGAGCCGGCGTTCGGCCGCGGCGACCTGCGTGGCGATGTCAGAGGCGGTCCGCGTCTTGGTGACGTGTTCGGCCTGCACCCGGGCGAGGGCCGTATGGGCGTTCGTCACCGCATCCATCGCGGCCTGAAGCCGAATGTGCGCAGAGAGCGCCGCGGCGGCCGTCGCAGCGGCGGAAGGAACGGCGGCCCCGGTGATGCCCCCGCTTCCGCCGAGAGCCATCCCCGCGATCGGCGGGATGACCGTCTCGCCGCCGTGGACTATCGCGATCTGAGGGCCAGTGCCCGGGACCACGCCGCCGAGCGCGTAGGCGTTGAGGTTGAACCCGGTGGTCGGGCTCACGTTCGGAATGCCTGCCTGTAGATCATGCAGGCGGGCCAGCGCATCCCCGCCGCCGGTCGCCGTCGATGCGAGGTCCGCCGCGCCGCCCACCGCATTGCTCGCAACCGACACCGCGAATGACACCACGCCACCGACGATGCTCACGCCCGGGATCTCGTTCAGCTTGTCGCCGACGGCCTTCGCGATGTCGCCGACCCCATTGAGGACGCCATCGAAGATCGCCTTTCCGAACTTGAACGCCGCATCGCCGATCTGCCCAAGGACTCCCGCAAACCAGCCGAGGAGTTGGCTGAGCATGTTCTCGAGGTTGGCCAGGAGCCCCGGGATCGAGTCGAGCACCCAGCCCACGAGCTTGCCGCCCCAGTCGAGCAGGGCTCCCCCGATCTTCGGGACCTGCTCGAGGATCCACCCGACGAGCGCGAGGCCGAGCTTGCCCAGCTCGACGAGGAGCCCCGGGATCTTCGGGATGACCCAGTTGACGAACTCGATCGCCATCTTCCCGATCGCCACGGCGACGATAGGCGCCTCCTTGATGACCCAGTCGACAACCTTCCCGCCGAACTGGCCGAGCGCCCCGAGCACCTTGGGGATCATCGGGCCGATCCAGCCCACGAACGAGTCGATCCACGAGAGGAGCTGCGCCAGGAGGACCGGTGCCTGCGCCGCGATCCACCCGATGGCCTGGCTGGCGAGCTCGCCCAGTGTCCCGATGACCTGCGGGATCATCGGCCCGATCCACCCGACGAAGGCGTTGGCCCACTGCCCGAGTTGCGAAAGCAGCGGGCCGATCATCGAACTGACCCACGAGAGGATCTGGTCAGCAAGGTTCCGCAGGTAGGAGATAACGCCTGGAACCATCCCGGCGATCGTCCCGAGGATGCCGTCCACCGCTCCCTTGGCGCCCTTGCCCAGCAGGCCGAAGTGCGCCGCGAGGCCGACGATGGCCCCGATGATCAGGGCGAACGGGGCGAGCGCGAGGAGCGCTCCGGCGATCGTGGCAAGCATGGCCGAGTTCAGGAAGATGACACCGGCCGTAAGCGCCGCCACGCCCCCGACCACGGCGAGGATCGTGGTCGCCAGTTGCGGGTTGGCTGCGATCCACTGCGCGATGCCGTTGACGACGGGCAGGATGGCATCGGCGATCCGATTGATCGTCGGCAGGAGCGCACCGCCGAGCGATGTCAGGGCGGTCGCCACCGACGCCTTCAGCGTCCCGAGCTGGTCCCCGAGTTCCTTGGAGCGCAGCGCCGCCGCAGCCGCGGCCGTGCCCTGATCGGTGAGCGCCTTGATGTTCGCCGCGAGCCCGGATGCCCCGCCCTTGAGGAGCGCCGTGACGATGCCGACGTTCTTGCCGAAGATCGACTGAAGCTCCGCGGCTTTCTGCGCTGGGCCGGTCTTCGCCAGCGCGGCGTTGATCGCGGTGATGGCCGGGCCGAACCCGATGAACTGGCCGTGTGCGTCCCGCAGCGAGATGCCGATCCCCGCCAGCGCCTTCGTCGCTGCCTTGGATGGCTCAGAGAAGGACTGGAGCACCGTGCCCATCGTCAGGACGGCGCGGGCCCCAGTGCCCACCGTGGGCTCGAGCTCGCGCGCCACGCCGAGCAGCGTCTTCATGTCCACGCCCGACCCGGCGAGCTTTGGCTGGAGCCGCTGGAGCTGCCCCGAGAGCACGTCCAGTCCGACCCCGAGCTGGGCGTGGGCGGCCTGGAGGAGATCGGCGTCCGCCGCGGCAGCGCCGGTTCCTTGGTGGTAGACGAGCATGAGGTCGGTCAGGCTCTTGACGGTCGTCGTCAGGTCGGCGCCGGACGCCTCCGCGAGATCCTGCGCGGCCGTCAGGACCTGCGTTGCAGCGGCTGCCGTCAGCGTGCCTCCGGCGACACGCTGGAGCTCGCCAGCCACCGGGCCGAGGGCCGTCGCCATCGCGTTGCTCGACGCTTCAGTGCCGATCGCCGTCTGTGCGATCGCCGTCCCGATGGCGGCGGTGGCCCCTGCCGTCAGGTGGGCGTTGATCTGGATGGTGGTCATGGCCGTCTGGTTCTTGGCGGCCATGTCCACCGACGCGGCCCCGATAGCCGCCACTCCGGCCACGACCGCAACGGAGGCGATGCCGATCGCGTTGAGGGCGCTGGAGGACCTGCGACCTGTCGCATCGGCCTCGGCCGCGAAGCCGCGAAGTTCCCCCTGCGCCTTCGCCATTCCGGCCGTGAACGGACCAGTATCCACCCCCAACGCGACAAGAATTTCCGCGATAGTGGACACGGCTACTTCACCCGCTCCAGCGTGGTTACGCCGCGCTGAGCCTGGCCGCTCATGCTCGCCCCCCACGCGCCGATCTTGGCGCTGAGCTGGTCCTCGGACGGCTCACCTTCGCCAGTGCCCTCGGTCTCAAGCTGCCAGAGCGCGAGCCATTCGCCGAACTCGGCTGAGCTCACTTCCTGCTGGCAGCGCCGGACGCTCATCCCAAGGTGCCCGGCGAGTCGGAACCAGGCTCGCCGCTCAGGGCGTTTCCCAGTGCTTCCTTCGCTGCCTCGATGGCGGGAGGCGTCAGGTTGGAGAGCCGCTGCGCAGCCGTGAAGAGCAGGTCGAGCGCACTGGCGTTCTTCTCGCCGAGCACCAGCACGTCATTGGCCGTGAAGAGGCGGGCGCCTTTCTCATCGATCGCCACGAGCGAGATCAGGCGAGCGCGGAGGTTGTCCAGCTCGATCGCCTTGACCTGCGGCTGGCCCTTGGCATCACGCTGGTAACTGACGAGCGACGCCTCGTACTTGTCGCGCTCCGTTCCGGTCAGGGAGCGGATGGTGACGTAGCCCTCCCACTGTGGAACGAGTACGTCCTCAGTCTCCTGATCCTGATTATTGAGGATGTCCTCGCGACTGAGGCGCCGAGACGCCATGTGATCCTGAGATACCTGAAGAGCCTTGGTTGTCATGCTGACCCTTTCTGGCGCTCTTCTAGCGCCCGTAGCCAATGCAGCGCCTCCTCGGCGCGCGTGATCGCCAGTGAAAGCTCCCGTGCCGGGTTCTCCCGGTTGAGCGCGCGCAGCCGCTCGATCAGCGGCGGGAGGATGGTGGCGGGCGTATCACCCGGGCCATCCTCTCCTGACCGCCAGACGAGGAGCGAGTTGCGCGGGAATAGGGGCATACTGCCCTCCCTTCGGGGTTAGGCGACTGTGACCGGGCTGGTGACGTACAGCTCGACGTCAACCGTCGCGTGCTTGCCGACGGGCGTCTTCAGATCCCACTTGGTCACGATGGCGTCAAACCCGATGACGTTCGCCGCGTAGGGCGTGGGCGGGGTGAGGGTCCAAGTCCGCAGGCCGCGAGCCTGGAGGAACGACAGCAGACCCGTGGTGCTTCCCTGCGTCGCATCGTCGGGGACGTAGACGCACTGGAACGTGACCGCCCCGCCGTCGAGCAGGGTGACGATCCATTCTTTGTAGGCGGAAGGGCTGGACTGGTTGGTGATCTCGTCCTTGTCCGCGGCTTGGGCGGGACCTGAGATGTCCTTGACTTCAGCGATGGTGCCGATGGACGAATCCGCGAGAATCCACCCGGGGCCTGAGACTCCAATGGACACCATGAGCGCTCTCCTTCCTGTTCACCGGGTCCGCTGAGCAAGCGCCCCGGCTAAGGTGGGATGGGGATTACGGGAGGGTCAAAACCGCGAACTTGACCGTCACGTCGTTGGCTTCGAACCAGAGCCCGGCCGGTGTCGTGCCATCTGTCGGCGTCAGCCAGCCGGCGTTCGCAAACGGCCCGAACTGCGCGATGACCGGGGTCGTCCCCGTGATCGCCGCGAGGCTGTAGGCGGTGATGTTGCCGATCCGGTTGAAGGCGTCAACGACGGACGAGATCGTCACGGTGTGGGCGCTCGAGTCCGTGTTCATGGCGAGGATGTAGGTCTTGCCGTTGATGAGCGGCGTGTACTGCTTGAGGGCGGGATCGGCAATCTGGAACGCGAGGGCGAGGGTCCCGGCTCCGGGCTGGAGGACGGGATACGCCCCGGGGGTGGTTGCCGGTGCGACGAGAACGCGCGATGCCATTTGCTACTCCTTGCGTGGGGCTACGGGTATGGATGACGGGGCGGACGTGACGGCACCTCCCTAGCTATAGCTGACGATCTCGACGACGAGCAGCTCCATCTCGAGCCACAGCCAGGAGGCGTCGGAACTGCGGTCGAAACTCGAGATATTGGCGTTCAGGGCCAGCCCACCGAGCGTCCAGTCGGTCCCGTTTGCCGTGAGGGCCGCCTTGTAGGCGTTGTAGAACGGCAGCAGTGTCGCGGTCGCTGTCGCAGCGTCACCGCGCGGGAGGGCCAGCCGCATCGGGATCGTCCAGTTCCATTCCTCTAGCCCCTGCTGCGTGATCGGTTTGGTGTCGGGAGCCTCTGGCATAACCGAGAAATGGGTGAACGGCTCGGTCGGGTTCTCAGGGCACGGCTGGATCATCTGCCCCGCTCGGAGCGGGTCGGCATAGAGGTTCTGCCCGGCGCCGTAGACCGAGCGCACGCCAACCCGGGTCCCGTTCGGCATCATGACGTTCTGGATCCCAGCCGCCAGCACCGCCGAATAATCCACGATCGCCGCGATGCTGCTCCCGCTCATGATCGCGCCGCCGCTTCGAGGGCTGCCTTGGCCGCGACCTCGATCGCCGCGATAGCCGGACCCTCGCCCGCCTTCCGGCCACGCTCGACGAACGGGTTCGGCGTGGTCCGCTTGCCGGTGTGCGTCAGGTTCGGCTTGTGACCGACGATCTCGTGCCCACCGATGACGAGATGGCGATGCGCGGTTCCCTTGCCCATCGGACCGACCATGTAATACGCGAGCGACTGGTGTGCTCCGGCGATCGACGCGAGCGCCTTCGACGTCTTGCCGGACTTGTACCGCACGCCCCGCTGTAGGTCACCCGGCCAGTTGTTCTCCTTGACGTTGGTGTACTCGCCGATCGGCGTCTCATTCTGGATCGCGGCCTTCATCGGCTTCGCCCCGGCCACGATGATCTTGCGCATGGCGATCGGGACCTTGACGACGCCCAACTCCTCGAGCCGCGCCTGCACCGCAAGCAGGTTCGGGACCTCGACCGTGACGCTGAAGTTGCCGGCCATCAGCCCGGCCCCCGCAGGAGCGCCGCGCCGTTGCGATAGCGGCTCAACATTCGGAGCGTGGACTGGAGCAGGGCCTTGGAGACGACCACTGAGCCGAACGGCGTCATCCCCAGCCGGTCATCCTCGCCCGCCTGTCCGGCGCGGATGGCGCGGATGACCTCCGCGAGCGCAGCGCCGCGCACGTTCGGCGGGACCGAGAGGCCGTAGCCCGGCGTCCGGCTCACCTGAACCCCGCCGTACCAGCTCGGCCACCAGCCGTTGACGCGGGTCAATCCGGTGATCGGGAGGCCGTTCATCGGCCACGGCAGGTAGTCCAGCCCGGAAGAGAGCACTTGGACCACGTTCCCGAACGGGTCGAGGATGGTAGTGGCGGAGACGGCCACCGAGTCGTGGATCATCAGGAGCGGAGCGTCCCGGCCGGTGTAACGGCTCACGGTTGGAGTGCCGGGGAGGAACGACCACCCCTCCGGCTCGCCGCGGAGGTTGCGGACTTCGCCGTTGATGAGATCGGACACCTCGGCGATCGCGTCGAGGATCGTGGCATCGAAAGCGCTTGACTGCACCGGCACGTCGCCCGTCTGGCGCTGCTTCACGTCGAGCAATGAGCAGTAGCCGCCCACGGAGTCCACCGCGGCGTAGGCGGAGAAGCTGGTCCCGCCCGCGTCCGAGAACCGGGTCCTGTACCAGGCCGAGACGCTCGGGTCGTCGAAGGCATAGAAGGTGACGATGGGGTCAAGCACGGTCGTGCCGCGCTCCGTGAACGGTCCGGAGCTCGACGCGCCGCTCTCCCAGCGCAGCAGCGCGCCGGTCCCATAGGCAGCGATCTCGGTCCCCGGGACCGGGACGGTGAGCGTCAGTTGAGACATCCGTTCGTCCTCTGTGGGTGGGGACCGGGCGGGAGGTGACGCCCGGCCCCCGCTAGGGTCAGATCAGCGTGTTGCCGACGATCACGCCGCAGCCTGCCGGGAAGTAGACCTTCAGGCACTCGCGGGCGTAGATGCCGAACTCCCAGCGCCGCTGGACCTGCGCCCAGTCGTACTGGGTGTATTCGCGCAAGACCTCGAGCTGGAAGGCGGAGGGAACGTTCGCGCGGGGGAACGGCAGGCGCTCGGAGAGCGCGATGACCGTGCCTGGCGCGAGGTACGGGTGGATCTCGATGGGGATGATCCGCGGACTCGTGAACTTGTTGCGGTAACTGTCGGCCACGAGGCCGCCGGTCACCGAACCGTCCGCGTTTACCTGCTGCGTCCAGCGGTAGGTGCCGACGCCGGCCCCCGCCTGAACGATCAGCTTGCCCCACGTCTCCGCTTCCTGGCTGTTCACATAGATCCGGGTGGGGCCGATGCGCGACGTGTCCCACAGCGACTTCAGCATGTTGTCGAGCTCGACGATGCCGTTGCCGCCATCGGAGGTGTACGTCGCACCGGACAGGTCTTTGAAGTAGCCGCCGCCGTTGTACTGGACGGTCGCGTCGTAGTACTGGGAGCCGGCGTTGGCCTCGATCTGCGGGATCAGCCCATCGAACGCGAGCGTGTCGGCGGTCTGATCGGCGCTGTTGGGAACGTAGGCCGGGGCCGCAGGCAGCGCCGCCACGACGAGCGGCGTGCCGTAGGCGGCGGGGGTGTAGGTCGCCGGGGCCGCTGCGATCACCGCGGCGCCCGCGGCCGTGACGATGGTCACGCGGGTAGCCGTCGTGGTGCCGGCGTAGTACATGACGCCGCCGTGGGTGGCGGCGATGTAGACGTTGTACGCGACCGCGCCGCGCAGGGCTGGCCACGTGCAGATAACGGACGTGCGCCCGCCAGCCAACGTGTGGGTGGCCGCGACGGTCTGAACCTTGGTCTCGTCGAGCGCGTCGGCGGGCGTTGCCGCCGGGCCGCGCCCTACCGCTCCGGCCGCGTAGCCGAAGTGGGTGAGGGCCGAGATGCCGATGTCGTACTGGGCGGCGATGAAAGGTCCGAGGGCCAGCGCCGCGCCGTCGGTGATGCTGCCGTCAACGAACACCGGAGGTCCGAGGGCCGTGACGTTGCCGCCGAGGATAAGCGGCTCCTCGCCCGTCGCCATCACGGCGGCGAGGAGGTTGGCCGAAGACTCGGCGCGGAGGTCGTAGAGGTTGGCCGCGCTGTCCTGCGCGTCGAAGGTCACGAAGTCATCGTACCCAAAGCTCTTGAACGCCTGGGTGCGGTCGTGCTCCGCGGTCGATACGACGCTGTTGCGCAGCCCGTCGGCGACGCCCGGCTTGAGGCTCGCGACGTTGATGCCCGTGATGGCGCGCCACTGGACGGCCGTCGCGCCGTTCGGTGCCCCGTGCCGGGACATCCAGTTGCGGATCGGGGAGAGGACGGGGAACAGGTTGATGAGGCGGGGCTCGAGCAGGAGGCCGACGGCCCCCGTCGCGACCTGCCAGCCCTGGGTGGTGGCCTTGGCGAGGACGGCCGGGTCTCCCTGGACCGTCCGCCCGGAGGTCAGAGCGGCGCGGACGGCGGCGATAGACTCGGCCGACACGTCGGCGAGCCCCGCGCCTCCGCGGTAGGGTGCAGTCATTCGATTGTCTCCCTGCGAGTCGGGGGTCTGCTGTTCGGCGCTCACTCGCACTCGCGCCGGGGCAGGTTCGGGTCAGTGGGAGTCGCGGGCCTGCATGAGGTCCTTGATGGCCGACGTGGCGGCGGCTTTCTCCAGCGCCTCGCGCTGGACGGAGCCGACCGGGTAGCTCGCTGCGACCTTCGCGAGTACCGCCTGTTCGTAGGTCAGGCCGAGCTGACCGTCCGGAGCCCCGACGAGAGACCCGTCGCGCTCGAGGACGATGCGCGGCCCACCCGCCAGCGGAGTCTTCGCGATCTTCGCGACCTGCTGACTGACTTCAGTCAGGTCGCCCCGGATCGCCTCCAACTTCTCGCCGAAGAGAGGACCGATGGCCTTCTGGATGAGACCGATGGCGTCCGCCACCTGCCCGTCGGCCGCCTTCTGGAGGTCGGCCGGGTCGAGCGTGGTGTCGGTCGTAGTGGTCAGATGGGCGGTCGCGCCGAGCGCCGCCGCGTGGGTGTCGATGGCATCAACGTGCTGCTGATCGGATGTCGAGTTACGGCGCCCGATTTTGGCGAGCGTGGCCTGCGCCTTCGCGACCGAGATGCGATCCCGGGCTGTGCGCTTCTCGAGCCGGGCGGCCTTGGCGGCTGCCTTGGCCTTGCGGAGCGTCACGGGCTTGGCCTTCTCGACGGCCGCATCGTCCGCGTCGGGCTCGCCGTCAGCCGCCGGCTCCTCGGCCGTGAACGGAGCGGCCTTCTTGCCGCCGAACGACGCCTTGGCCTTCGCGATCTTCTTTTCGAGCTTGGCGACGCGCCGGTCGCGCTCCGCCTGCTTGAGGACCGCGCGAGCGTCCTTCAGGGAGGGGGCGTCCTTCGCCACTTCGTCTTCAGCCCCGGACGCTGCCGGGACCTGATCTGCCGGAGCAGTCATCTGGGACTCCTTTGCGACTTCGGCTGGTTCGCCGATGCCCATGCGGCGCGCGGCTGCCTCGACCTTCGGCCGCGCCTTGGACTCGAAGGGGCTCTGGGAAAGACGGCCGAGCGCGTTGCGCACGTGGGCCTCGTCATTGATGGGGAAGTGGCGCAGAGAGCGCGGCGTCGTCTTCCCGCCCTCGTCCTTCGTGCCACCGGGCTCGATGTACGCGAAGTCGGCATCGGCCAGGTCATTCTGGCCCGCGCCGCTTGTCTCGGCCTTCAGGATCTCACCGGCCGCGCCGAGGTACGTGTCCTCCCCAATGGCCGGGTCGGCGATCAGGTCGCGCACCTCCTCCGGCGAGACGATCCCGGCCTCTCCGGCGGACGCCTTGGCGATGAGGAAGCGGGTGCCGTTGGCGGCGCCCTTCACGGCGTCCACGCGGCGGATGTCCGCGTCGCGCAGTTCGGTCAACGGCTTCTTGTTCATGTTCCACTCCTCACGCGCCGGGCCGTGCCCTGCACGGACCAGCCGTCGATGACTCCGACCTTGTACAGATCCCACGCGATGGGATCGAGGATAGCCCCGAGGAGCCAGTCGCCGGACTTCACGATCACGTCGCCCATCGGCCAATCCGGTCCCCGGTAGATGTAGCTCTCGACGATCTCCGCCGAGCCCTCGGTGCCATCCGCGTGCCCCAGCCCGACCGTGTGCTCGGCCTGGAGGAAGCGCCACGCGGCCTTCTCAAGCTCCTCCGGCGTGAAGTAGTCCCGGCCGCCGTCCGCGCCCACGTCGATGCGCGGATCGGGACCGGCCTGGTAGGCGATCCCGAGGACGTAGCGCTGCTCGTTCATGCCGCCACCCACTCCTCATCAGTGATGAGACCTAGCAGCCACAGCTCCTCGGGTGCATCTCGGAACGGCGCGAGCCGGCGTCGGATGGCCGCGATGGCCGCGTCGCGCTCCGCGTCCTCACGGGCGAGCTTGGTCATCTGCGCGACCATCATCTCAGCCAGCGGCGGACGAGGCGGCCCGAACCCCACGCCGTCCGCGACGGGCTGAGCAGCGGAGATCGCCTGGAAGCCGGGCTGGAACCCGAAGGTCGTCCCGAGCGGAGCACGCTGGAAGCTGTTCATGCCGCCACCGCCGGGTTGCAAAGTCCCAGGTTCCGCTCTACCGCCGCCCGCACGTCGGCCGGCAGGTCATCGCGCGCCAGCAGGTTCTCGCTGAGCGCCCGCGTCTCCTCGGGATAGCCCACCCACCACGCCGCGATGCTCCGCTGGAAGTCCATCTCCCAGTCCCACACGGCGGGTTCCGTGAACGTGGCATCGGGGTTGAGCGGGCGCGGGGCGCAGGCGAGCTGGTACGCAGCGTGATGGTCGCCGCGGTCGTTCAACTCGCGCACGAGGTCACGCAAAGGCTCCAAGCGGAACGGCCGGCGCTCCCACGCGGTCATCAACTCACCGGCGCGGGCGGGCCACTCTGCGAGACGGGCGGCCTGATACAGGCACCACCAGGCTTCCTCTTCCCATCCGCCCAGCCCGGCGCGCTTCAGGTACGTCTCGCGCGCACGAGGGTCGCCGAGGTCCCGCCGCTCCTGCGCGAGGTAGAACAGGGTCCGCGTATCCTCGGGGTTCTTCAGGAGATCCCCTTCGAGGAGCGCGACGATCCAATGGGACTTCTGAAGAGTCCGGGGCGGGGTGACGAAGTGCACCCGAACCTTGTCGGTGTGCGGGTAGGCGTACCCGGCGCCGTCCGCCCGGGACGTATATTCGTGGTAGCCCCCCGTAGACTTCCAACGGATGCGGCCGTTGAGGAGGAGGGGCAGGTCCCAGCGGTAGGTGCCCGTGTCCATCGTGATCCCGTAGGCGTCGCCGGTGGGTTCGAACCCGTCCTCGATCTCGCACGTCATGTCAGCGTCGAGGGCCAGGAGCCAGTCGGCCGAGTCATAGGCCGCCGCGAACGCCGCCGAGCGCGCCTGCCCCATGCTCGAGAAGGGAACCTCGGACAGCCGGAGTTCGATCCCGGCGCACGCCTTCCTGACCAGCGCCATCGTGCCGTCGCTTGACCCGGTATCAACGATGCTCGCCACGGTCACGCCCGCCGCGATGGCCGACGCAAGACAGCGTTCGATGTTGGCCGCCTCGTTCTTGACTATGAGGACGGCGCCGTAGGTGGTCATGTCACCGTCGTCCATGCGCCGCTCCGCCTGACCTTGACTGCGGTAGGGGCAACCCAAGCGCTACTGCGGCGCACCTTCACGGCCCCTGCGGTCCATGCGCTGCTGCGTCGGACCTTGAGAGTCGGGGCAGCGGTCCAAGCCCCGAATGTCAGGGACTCGGCGAAAGCGACGTAGGAGTTGCCCGATCCCGCTGGGCCGTCGTACTGAAACGCCATCGTATATCCGGTCTTCATCGTGCCACCGGCGTCTACGCCGAACACTGTCACGAGAATGCGGTTACCCGGAACGAGGATTGTGGATGTTGGAGAGATGCTCCAGTTCTGGGCAGACAACGAGGTGCCGACCTCTGTACCCTTCGCCGAGCTAGCGATGGTCGAGATGACGTTGCCTGAGGAGTCGCATCGCTGAATCAGAACTTTGGCCCCGACATTCGCCGATGTGTTCGACTCTTTCATCCACAGATTGGCAGTAATGCTGCCGCTGATGGTCGCGCCGCCGCCATCAGCGATGGTCGGCGAGAGCCAGCACGTCGGTACCCAATCCGCGCCACCCGCGTTTATCGAGGCTGGACCGTTCGCCGTCCCCGGATAGGCCGAGTCATACAACGAGGACGTACCGATCGTCGTGGACAGACTCTCGGTCTTGATCGCCAGTTGCACATCGCTGGACGCATAGTGCGCGTAGAGGGTGGTACTCATGCGTTCACCCAGATGTCGCCTTCGCCGGCACTCCCGGCCGGATCAGTCGTCCCGACCCAGACACTTGTTCCGGCGGCTCCGCCTCCGGCTGAGGTCAAACCCCCGGCTGCGCCCTGGGTACCCGTAGTGCCCTGCGTCCCCTGGGTCCCGGTGGTGCCCTGGGCACCTTGCGTACCAGTCGTGCCCTGCGTTCCCTGTGTTCCGGTGGTCCCCTGCGTGCCGACCGCACCCTGGGTGCCGACCGCACCTCGAGTACCCGTGGCTCCCTGGGTGCCAGTTGTTCCCTGAGCCCCGGCGGTGCCAGTGGTGCCCTGGGTCCCGGCCGCGCCTTGAGTACCTACAGCGCCCTGAGTGCCCGTCGTCCCTTGTGTACCGGTCGCCCCTTGGGTCCCTTGCGTGCCGGTCGTGCCCTGCGTGCCTGCGACGCCTTGGG